AAAAGGTGCTACCCGTTGAGGTGGATCGTCGGGCGGGATGTCTATTCAATTCAAATCTGATTCACGGTCTGTTTTTGGTGAGCCAGCGCAACGCTGGAAAACTCCTGCTTATTCGCCTGAAAGACAGTGAGGGTGCGTTGTTGAACGAGATTGAGTTTTGGGCAGGTGCTATGGCTTCGATGTTAGATAGTTTTACGGGGTTTGATTGCGTGAGCTATCCCCCAAGCAGCGAAAAGCGCAGCTATTATCTTGCTAGAAAAATGGCGGAGGTCGTAGCAAAAAAAGCCGATTTGCCCATTCACGAGCATTACAAGAACAACCACCCGAGACGCAACCGGGCGAAAATTTACGCCAAATTAGCAGAAATAAAAGATTATTCTTTTATAGAATCAGAGGGAGCGTGCCAAAACATACTAATGGTTGATGATGCTATATCAACAAGAAAAACCGCCGATGCTTGTATTTCGGCGGCCGGAAATCGGTCATTATTCTGGTTATTCCTGTATGCCAGTAAATCGAATTGATAACTCCATTTTTCTGGCAAGGTTGAGTGTATAGAATGTGCCGCCTGATTTACGACCATCGTAACAAGCAACAAGCAGTTCCGAGTTTCTCAGAATTGTATGGTTGCGTATCAGAGGCGCGGATTTGCCGTGAGTTTTGTAATCTGGTCGGATTACCTCTGTTTCTATTCCGTTTGTTTTTGCGAATGTTTCGACCTGGGTATCAAATCCAGACGCGCCGCCATGTACCCAAATCGCGCCCGGATAGGAGTTTCGGATATCTTCAAGTGCGCTTATTGGGGCAAATCTGTCACGGTGTCCAGAAAAAGCGATACGCATACATCAATTATAGTTCGCTTATTGGGATTGTCAATAAAAACAGTCCGTTTAGACGGGAGGAAAACGGATATGGTTGCGCGTGACGAAACGGGCAAATTCGCAAAGGGAAACGAGGGTGGGCCGGGTCGACCGAAGAAAGAGCGGGAGGAGCGGTTCTACGAGATCACGGTTACCACTGTCACTCTTGATGATTGGAGGGCGATTGTAGCGAAAGCTGTAACAGATGCCAAACGCGGCGATGCTGTGGCGCGAAAGTGGCTAGCTGATTATCTCGTGGGGCCGCCCGTGCAAAAGCAGGAGCTGACCGGCAAGGATGGAACACCCATCGAGGTCATCCACGTAAAGCCGAGGTCAGACGATGACTAAAGTCTATATTTCGGATGACGTGTATAACCCTGTCTATCTGCCACATCTCAAGAACATGGCGCGAACGCAGATATTCTTTGGAGGGTCGTCATCGGGTAAGTCGGTCTTTGTTGCCCAGCTATGCGTTGAAGATGTGATGGCCGGAGGCAGAAATTATCTAGTTTGCCGGCAGGTGGCGCGAACTTTGCGCATGTCGGTTTATTCCGAAGTTTGCAACGTCATTAGCGAATGGGGAGTAGCATCCCTATTCACGATCAACAAATCCGAAATGCTAATCACCTGCAACGCGAACGGATATCAAATCGCGTTTGTAGGACTTGATGACGTTGAGAAGATCAAATCTATTCGACCTGCTAAAGGTGCCTGGACTGATGTATGGGTCGAAGAAGCAACAGAAACCGACCGCAATGCGATCAAGCAGCTCTACAAACGCCAGCGCGGCGGCAGCGAAAAAACGCCAAAGCGCATGACGTTGAGCTTCAACCCGATCCTGCAATCTCACTGGATTTATGAGGAGTATTTCAGCAAGATCGGTTGGGCCGATAAACAGACTGAGTACCGGAGCGAGGATCTATCCATCCTCAAAACATGGTACATCCACAACCGCTTCCTGACCAGCGATGACGTCAAGGGTTTGGAAAACGAAACAGACAAGTATTTTTACAACGTTTACACGCTGGGTAACTGGGGTGTCCTGGGTAATGTCATTTTCACCAATTGGCGAGTTGAAGATATCCAGCACATGCAGCACAACTTCGTCAATCGCCGGCACGGCCTGGACTTTGGTTTTGCCGATGATCCGGCGGCCGCGCACAACTCGCACTACGACCGGCTGCACAAAACCATCTACATCTACGATGAGCTGTACGCAACCGGCCTGACCAATCCTCTTTATAACCTGCAGCTCAAGCCGATGATTGGCAACGATCCAATCCGCTGCGACAGTGCGGAACCAAAGTCGATCAAAGAGCTGAAGGATAACGGGATCAACGCGGTACCGGCCAGGAAAGGCAAAGACAGCGTTTTGTTTGGTATCCAGTGGCTGCAACAACAAACCATCGTGATCGACCCGCGCTGTGTGAACATGATTCGTGAGGCGCAGTCGTACAAGTGGAAAGAGGACGCAAGCGGGAACGCATTACCTATTCCGGTGGATAAGTTCAACCATCACTGGGACGAGATCCGCTATGCGTATGAGGATGACATGATCGTCAAAAAGAAGGCAACCAGCCGGCAAGGATAAAACTATGGCAACTGATTTACAACGAGCGTTCACGGCGCTTACCGCAAAACTGATTGACTACAATACGCTGTTCGCTTATGCCGATGGCGATCAGCCGACGGTGTATTCAACATCCCGACTGCGCGAGGCGTTCGACAACATCAACGCCAGGTTCACACAGAACTGGTGCAGTGTCGTCATCAACTCAACTCTGGACAGGTTGACCCTGAAGGGCTGGGACGCTGAAAACGAGGCAGTCAACGCCGCGTTGGACGAGATTTGGTGGAAGCTGGAGATGGGCCTGGACAGCCGCGATGCGCATTACGACGCTCTCGTGACAACTGAGGGCTTTATCATCGCCTGGAAAGACGGCGATAACCTGGACATCTACTGCAACGATCCACGCCAGGTGGTGATGTTCTACGATCCGGCGAGGCCAAAGATCAAGACGTTTGCGGCGAAATGGTGGGCCGGTGATGACGCCTGGTATATGACGCTGTACTACCCTGATCGACTGGAATACTACCGGACACGCAGCAAGGACCAGCCGTCATCTGCGAGCGCGTTTATGCCCGCCGATATCCCGACTGCGCCAAACCCATACGGCGTTATCCCGGTGTTCCACTTTCGGGGCAAGGGCGAACTTGGCAACATCATCACCCTGCAAGACGCGGTGAATAAACTGTTTGCCGATATGATGGTCGCGGCTGAGTACGGCGCGTTCCGGCAGCGTTACATCATCAGCAACGGCGAAACGTCTACGATGAAAAACGCGCCAAACGAGATTTGGGAACTGCCCGCCGGCGACGGCGTTGGGCAGCAAACCAGCGTAGGCCAGTTTGACGCAACGCCGCTGAATAACTATCTCGATGCGATCAACGAGATTGCCAATTCGATTGCGATCATCAGCCGCACGCCAAAGCATTATTTTTATAACGCGTCAGGTCAACTCAGCGGTGAGGCGCTGCTGGCGATGGAAGCGCCGCTGAACAAAAAAGCCGCGCAGTACCAGCAGTCGTTTGGCGCGACGTGGCGCGAACTGGCCGCGTTTGTGCTACGGCTGGAGCGCGGCCTGTCGGTCAACCCGTCTGATATCATGCCGGTCTGGGAACCGGTTGAGAGCGTGCAGCCGTACACGCAGGCGCAAACCCGGCAGCTTGCAGTTTCCGCCGGAATTCCGCTCATTACGCAGCTCAAGCGCGAAGGCTGGGACGAGAGCCAGATCACGGCCATGCAGAAGGACAAGATCGACGAGGAGAACGCCGGCTATGAAAACACCCCTGACCAGTAAGCCAAAACGGCGCAAACCATTAGGCAAGCCGCTGGTTCGCAGTGATGCAGAGCTAGAGCAGCTGGCAACCGTGACGCCTGTTGATATCGAGGCGGCGAAGGCGCAGATTGAAAGTGACGCGCCGGGAATGGCCGCGCTTTTGAACGCAAAGGATTTGGCAGATGCCGCTGAAAGTCAACCCGCTCGATCCAGTATTACGACGGGGCCAACTACGACGCGGACGCCTATATCGAAACCGGCCTGACCAATATGGGGATGCCGGGCTCGGACAAGATCGGGGTATCCGTCGGGGTGCGGGCCGACAACAACAACGGCGTGGACATTGCCTATCCCGTGGTCAAGTACCGCACGGCGGAGAATGCGGCCTGGACTACCTGCGCCGGTCCCTACGATTCCAGCGGCACGGCGCTGGCCTCCACGCTGGGCCCCGACACGACCTATTTCTACTGGCTGGATTCCGCGTTCGAGGGGGTGCGCTTCGAGGAGATCGAGTTGCGCCTCGAATGGGATAACCCGGCTTTCGTCAAATGGATGGCGCTCTATTTCGCCAAGGTCATCAGCGGTAACTTCGCCTGGACGGTCACGCTCGATCTGACCAATACCTATGAGGACCAATCCCCGGCGGCCATGAACGCCGCGCTGGATAGCTACATCACCACTGAGAACATTGTCGACTTCATCTATCGGGATACCACGTACAAGGTGCGAGTGGCG